TAGTAAGTGCCATTGTTAGTTGTCCTTCTATATACTGAATACTAACTGCAGCTCCATCTAACTTAGGTGTAACTGTTACTACTCCAGGTAAAAAAGTGTGTGGGTCTTTCTCTCCCTTATAAACTTTCTGTAAAGAGTACATAGGAAACATGTGAGGTATTCTTGTACCTTCATCTGTGCCAATAGCAGTAGCGCCTACCTGTTCTTCTAATCTGTCATAGACTTCATCAGATATACTAGGGTCGCCATTATAATAATCTACTTTTGCTTGTTTTAAAAATTCCTCTAACTTGCTCATTATTTTCCTATGTGTTTAACCTCATCTTTTGGTATTACTTGATATGCACCCTTGTTGTACGCAATCGACACAGTATAGTTCTCACTTGCTTTCTGCTTGTAAGAAGTATCTTGTGGGGTTGAGTACTGGCTCATTGGAGCCGAAGGGTATTCTTGCGTAGTCCTACGATATGTAGTGTCTGGAGCAAAGGTTTTCCACTCAGGCTGCTTTGTTCTTACAGCCTTAGTGAACTTGCTCTTGCGTTTGCGACCGTGCTGGTCGTATGTCATTTGTCCTTTTATAATCATACATATATTATACACAATTTCTGAGGAATTGTCAAGAACTATTTTTCTTAGAGGTAGATTTCATCCAATAAATCTTTGAAATTTTCTTCTATGATTGCTTTTGATTCTGCTAAAGAGAGAATCTCTACTAGACCTTGGAACAGGTTTCTAGTATTTTCCATGTCTATAGGTATCGTAATACCTTGGTTAGAGGGTTTAAACTCCTCATCAAAATCTAAGTAGTATTTTCGTATAGATATATACTCTACTCCACGAAAAGTGTTGATTACCAACTTAACTTGTTCGTGTTCAGTTTCCTGTATCATTTTTTCATAAATTGCTGGTGCATCTAAATCAATCATTGCGTATAACTCGGTTAAGAGGCACAATGCTCGTTACATTTTCAGGCACAAGTATTCTATAAGAATCTGTGTCCCAACAAAATAATAAGGAAGTGTGTTGACTTTCCTTTGCTCTATTCTTTTTTCCTTTGATATATTGAGTGCTAAAATCTCGTGTACACACATTGTACTTTAGTTTACGAGAGTTCTGACTCCTATAAGTGATGACTGCATCTCCTGCATCGTCTAGTTTCTTTTCAAACTCTGGTTTTTTCATGTTTCCTCCAATTTAAACTAACAAAAACTCTTTTGATTTGTTAAATTTTTGGTCACTTATTTGAGATGCAAAAAATTGAGGCAATCACGAAGACTGCCTCAATACACTAAATTACACTACTTATTTAATGATTCTATAACTGTTGCGAAGTATACTGCTGCTTTACCAGTTAGTTTTGATACTATTGCTTCATCAACTTCTTGACCTGCATCACTTAAGATAGATGTTAGTTTTTCTTGTGCATCTGCAACTGAAACTCTACCACCACCTGTGCTACCGCCACTTGACTTAGCTGCTGGAGTTTTTCTTACATATACTCCTGCTTTTGTTAATATCATTCTGACACCATTTGGGCTTTCACCAAGTTCTTCTGCGATGTCTTTTACTATCTCCATTGAAGTCTCAGGTGTAGGTTCTGCATCCTGATACATTTCAACTGCTTGCTCTTTAGATTCGTCTGTCCAAGCCATTTTTCTTCTCCTATATTTTTTGTTATTGCGCATGAACTCTGGCATACCAAATGCCCACCCTGTGGTTTCTCGCATCTGCTGGTAATATCTGTCGCTCATATTTGCTCGTTTTTTGTTTATAAATATATTATAATAAAATTATAACCAATTGTCAAGAACTATTTTTCAGTTCCTATTTAAATTTCTCATTGTATAGGTATATTAAATCCGCTTTACCTATACTATCCTGTCTTGCTGTCCAAGAAGCTAAAGGGTAGTAATCTAACTGCTCGAAGTTATCTATAATATCTTCTGCGTTAGGACTTCTTATAAAGTGCCAACTTTTTGGAGCTAAGTCTTCTATATCTAAACTAATAGTACCTATGTTTCCTCCATAAGCTCTAACAGCAAAATCAATATTTGAAGGTGCTGCTACCTTACCATCTACTGTTATATATGATAATACTTCAAAGTCATCATGAGTAAGAGGTAATACTACTAATTCTCTTTTTTCGTCTCTACGTTTCCATATTTGAAAACAACACTTTGCTTTCATGGTTTCAGGTATAAAAGACCCTGTAGGAATTTCTATATCTTCTACTAAATGAAAATGTAGATTAAGTTTATTTTGAACTGATACTCTTCTAAAAGTTCTTGGTATAATAAATGCTATTGTATCTGCAAACGTTGCTGCATGATTAAAGAATTTTATAGCAAGGGAACTTACTCTCCCAAAAGGCGGATTACCTATTACTAAATTCTCTGTACCCTTATAAAGAAAAAAATCTTGTTCAACTATTTCATTATGTTTAGGCTCTAAATCAATGCCTACTCGTTTTTCAGAGGGCAATAAATCAAGAAAAACTCCTGTACCTGCAGAAGGTTCTAATATTTTTTCATACTCTGAAAAATCTATTAGGTCGCAACATAGCTTTGCAACTTCAGGTTTGGTATAAAACTGGTCTAAACTCATAATTTTCTCTACTTTAAATGTTTTTGTAGCGCATTTAACATATCTTCTGCTTCTGCAAGTTTAGATAGCTCTGATTTTATTGATTCCATAACGTCTGGGTGTTCCCCAATACCTACTGGATTTCTTAAAAAAACTCTGCAGTTAGCTCTATGATATGCCATTTGCCCTTCTAAGTGTTTTACTAATTCTTCGTACATTTTGTTTCCTTATTTTATGTTAATGACTCCACTAACAAATCCTTGTATAAACCTTTCTAATTTAGAAGGCACTATAAATGTTATTATAAGTACAGGAAAGAAAAGCAAAAATATAAAAAATACTATTATGAATGAAAGTACTGGTTTTTGTGCTACTATATTATAAGGTGCTATTGCTCTTATTAATTTATAAGACGGCCACCAGATAGAATACATTGCAGCGAGCGTACCCGATAAGTATACTGCAGTAATAATCTGCCATATCTCCATTTTTTCTCCTTGTGTTTATAGATACTTTTGCAAGTGTTGTAGCTTACCCATATCATAGGTAGCTAAAGGATATTGCTTACCTGCAAAAGATAGATGTGGAAAATAAGTACCTTTGAGGTCTTCTTGACTACATTCTATAGTGTGGCATAAATATAATTTATAACCTCTTTCTTCTGCTCCTTCAGGTCTTAACTCCTTTTCAACAAGTGCTGGATAGTTCTGTCGAACTGCCCATATCTTTTCTCCAACTTCAAACTCATCTGCTACACATTGTTCTGGTAGCATTGCGTTTCTTCTCCCTTCGTAGTCTGTTTGAGGTAATTTCTGTGGAATACCCAATCTTTCTACTACTGCTTTGATAAATGCAGGTGAACGATATAAACTTTTAGCTATATCTGATACATTTGCTCCATCCAAGTAGAAGTTTACTACTTGTTTAATTTCCATCTCTGTTGCGCCTTTGCCTTTGTTTTGGGCTTTGCGTCTTTCTCTATAAGCTACTGTTTCTAAGTGGTCTTCAATTATTTTATTGAGCCTCGTAGTATTATAACTTATATTTAATATACTACATGCTTCTTTCTTTGTTATTGGACTATCTTCGTTCAATAACTCCATAACATGTTGTATGTTTGTTTCTGTTAAATTCTCATGCTTTCTAGTCTTTATTGCCATTATTGTGTATCTCCGTGTAATTAGTGGATGGCATCTCATGTCCTAGCAAGATTACGGCATAGTGAAGTATCTTCAACAAATCTTCTTTGTTGCGACCTTCTTTCTTGCCGTATCTCTGTGCATATTTTATTATGTTACCAATACAGAACCCTTCGCCATGTCCAGCATCAAATATAAACTCAGTTGACTGAATTTTATTCATACTGTAGTGAGCGTCGTAAGTTCCTAATATATGGTTGCGAAGTATTTGTAATACCTCATCCTCATTGAATTTATATTTAGTCAATTAAATTCTCCAAGTCTGTATATCCACCTATACTGATTCCATCTAATATAATCTGCGGAAAAGTCCTTGCTTTTGGGAATTTTTCTTTAAGTTCACTGAACTCATAGTCTACTCCTAATTGCTTGTATTCTACGTTGTGTCCTTTTCGTGTAGCTAAATCTTTAGCCATAGCGCAGTAAGGGCAACTCTCTTTTCCATAAATTATAATCATCTTGTAATCCTTTTCTCATAATCTGCATAGTCTTCATTCCACCAGTGAGGCTTGTCACGGTATTTCCAACTTGCAAATGTTGCTTTGTCTAAGTGGTAATAATCACGATAACTCTGTATAGGGTTATCATAGTCTTTCAAATCATCAGGCATGGCTAAGC